CGGTCGCCGGCCGGTCCTTCGTCGTTCGGCCGGCGGAGATCATCAACTGCCAGGGCCGGCGGACGCGCGCCGTCGGCCGGCTGCTCGAAGCGCGGCGGGCGGCGGTCTATCTGGCGGCCGTGGGCGGCGACCTGGGAAGCCGGGCGCTGATGCGGGCCACGGGCCTGGACCAGAACACGGTGCGGCCGATCAAGCGCGCCATCGAGGACAGCCGCGAGCTGAAGGCCGAGCTGGACGCCCTGCTGGACGACATGACGGCGCAGATGCAGATGGCCCTGCGGTCGGCAGGGGCGGTGGCGGCGTGATGCCCATTAAGCCCGAGAACCGGAAGCGATACCCCAAGGCTTGGAGCTTCATCAGCCTGGAGCGGCGCTATGCTGCCGGGTGGCGATGTGAGGGCTCACCTCAGTACCCCGATTGCCGCGCCGAGGACGGCGAGCCTCACCCTGTGACCGGCTCAAACGTGGTCCTGACGGTCGCGCATCTGGACCACCAACCGGAAAACTGTCGGCCGGAGAACCTCCGCGCGTGGTGTCAGCGGTGCCATAACACCTATGACCTGGCCCATCGTCTCAGGAATGCGGCGGCGACTAGGCGCGCGGCCCAGGCGGCAAGGCAGGCGAGTGGCGACCTGTTCGAGGACGCCGATGCGTGAGCCGCTCCCTCCGCTGCCCTACAGCTGGGCCCAGGTGAAGCACCGGCTCCAGCAGGATCTGACGCGCGTGCTGGAGCGGCTGGGGATCTACGACCAGCCCAAGAACGGGCTCATCACGCCCCTGAACCCGACGCGGGCCGACCGGCATCCGGGGTCGTTCGTCATCTGGACCGCCGGCGAGGCCGTGGGGGCGTGGAAGGATTACGCCACCGGCGACGAGGGCGACCTGTTCATGCTCATCATGTACCTGGGCCGGCTGCAGCGTCGGATCGACGCCTATTGGTGGGCGCTGGATCACCTGGGCCTGGCGCGCGGCGAGGTCCGCACCAAGGAACAGGACGCCCAGGACCGCGACCGCATCGCCCGCGACCGCGCGGCGGCGGCCGCGAAGGAAGCCAAGAAGTCGGCGGAGAAGTCGGCCAGCCTGTTCAAGCTGTGGCTGGGCCTGCCCGAGGGGATCATCGGCACGCCGGCGGAACGCTACCTTCGCGAGGCGCGGGGCCTGCCGATCGAGCAACTGCCCTATCCCATCGGCGCCCTGCGCTGGGCGCGGGACGTGGAGTGGATCGACCCCGAGACCGGGGAGGTCAAGACCTGGTCCAACGTGATGATGGCGGCGGTGACCAAGGGGGCCAAGGTCATCGGCCTGCACCGCACCTTCCTGAAGCCGGACGGCAGCGGCAAGGCGCCGGGCAAGGCCAAGTTCATGATCGGCCCCACAGCCGGCGGCGCGATCCGCCTGACCAAGGGCAAGGGCGGACTGACCCCCGGCGAGGCGGAGAAGAAGGGGGCGCGCTGTCCGCTGATCCTGGGGGAGGGGATCGAGACCACCCTTACCCCCGCCATCGCCCGGCCCGACTATCGCGCCTGGGCGGCGGGGAGCCTCGACCACATGGCCCTGATCGAGTGGCCCGAGTGCGCCAGCGCCGTGGTTCTGCTTCGGGACAACGACTGGGCGCCCGAGGCGCAGCGGGCGTTCGAGAAGGTGCATCGGCACTGGGAAAAGCAGGGCGCCGGGCGGCCGGTGGCGGTGGTCTCCAGCACGTCGGGGAGCGACCTGAACGACATGGTGCGGGGGGTGGGATGAGCCTGCTGCCCATGGTCACCTTTGACGTGATCGAACGTGAGGAGCTGAACCGTTGCCTCACGGCATGGGGCCACTTGATGGGCCCGTGCATCCGGCCGGCGAAAGGCTGGTCCCACGGCTTGCGCCATGATGGCGAGCTTGTCGCCGTGGTCGCGACGGACGGCCTGATCCGCCCGACCTGCGCCGGCTTCACGCGCGACCAGGCGGTGGAGTTGTCACGCGTCTGCGCCGTGCGGCGAGACCTTTGCCGCGTCGCCGTCCGACTCTGGCGGGAATTCGTGTTCCGCCAGCTGGCCGCCGGCGAGGGCTACACCTGGGCTGTCAGCTATCAGGATCAGCGCCTCCACGTCGGCGATCTCTACCGGTTCGACGGGTGGTTGCCCGTCGCGACGTCGCGCAGCGGGACCGACAAGCGAAGCGGCAAGAAGGGACGTCGAAAGGTCATTTGGGCCTGGTCGCCCGATCCCTTGGCTATGGCGGCGCGGAGGGCGGCGGGATGAAGCCCGACAGCACCGCAGTGATGGCTCGCCGGAACGCAGCCGATCCGGGCACGCCGCTCCTCGATGGATTGGGGGGGGGATGACTGAGCAGCCCGCCCTGCTGCCGAGCGGCCACACGGCTGTTATGGCCCAGCGCCAGCCGACGCAGACCGATAGCCTGGACTACTTCCCGACGCCCCCTTGGGCCGCCAGGGCTGGCGCGGAGCTGATTGCGCAGCTGGACCCGGAGGGCCTGGGCGTGTGCTGGGAGCCGGCCTTCGGGGGCGGCCACATGGCCCACGGGCTGGCAGACTACTTCGGTCAGGTCTTGGTTAGCGACATCCACGATCACGACAGCCAGGGGGTGAACCTGCTGGATTTCCTGTCGCCGGACGCCGACGGGTTCGGCGGTGGCTCAGTGGATTGGATCATCACCAACCCGCCCTTCATCCACGGCGAGGCTTTCATTCGCGCGGGGTGGAAGCGAGCCCGGCGCGGCGTCGCGATGCTGCTGCGCCTCGCCTTCATCGAAACCATCGGGCGGTATCGGCTGCACGTCGAGGACTGCCCCCTGACCCTGCTCGCGCCGTTCAGCGAGCGGGTCCCCATGGTGAAGGGGCGTTGGGACCCGGACGCCTCCAGCGCCACCGCCTACGCCTGGTTCATCTACGCGAAGGGGGCGGCTGGGCCGACCCGGTTGCAGCTAGTCCCGCCGGGGTCGGCCGCGCGGCTAGCCCGGCCCGACGACCTGGTGCGGTTCGCGGGCGCCGCGCCTCAGGGCAACCTTTTCAGTGAGCGTCCATGACCAAGCCCGCCAACCCCTTCGACCAGGTCGCGGCGCTGATCCCCGATTTCGAGGACGACGCCGAAGCCCTGATGACCCTGCGCCAGGCGGCGCGGGTCGATCCGCTGCGCGGGTGCCCGATGAACGTGGCCGCCAAGGGCGAGAACGAACATCTGATCGAGCCCGGCAAGTGGCGGGCGGAGAACTTCGATCATCCGAGGACCGGCCTGCCGCTCAACTGCCCCGTTTCGCCCCTGGGGAAGCTGGGCAAGACGTTCTTCTTCCTGAACACCCTGGGCGAGGTCCACGAGCTGACCGACAGCGCCAGCGGTAAGGGCCCCATCGACGCTCTGTTCGCCGGGCGGCCGCTCTACCTCGAATGGGCCTGGCCCCGGTGGGCGGCTCCCAAGCGGAAGGGGGAGCCCTGGTCCGTGAAGGGCTATGAGGCCGACGAGTGCCGGAGGGACCTGTTCGCGGCCTGCGCCTACAAAGGCACGTTCGAGCTCGAGGACCGGGTGCGCGGCCGCGGGGCCTGGCGCAACGACGACGGGGGCCTGATCTACCACGCCGGCGACGCCGTGTGGATCGACGGGAGGTGGAAGCCGCCCGGGGAGCATGGGCGATTCATCTATCCAGGCCGGCCCAAGATCGGGCGGCCGGCGGAGCGGGTCGAACCGGAAGGGGAGGGCTCACCCGGCGCCATCCTGCTGGAGGCGCTGGACAGCTGGAACTGGGAGCGCAAGGGCCTGGACAGCAAGCTGGCCCTGGGCTGGCTGATGACAGCTTTTGTCGGCGGCGCCCTGGAGCAGCGGCCGGTGGCCTATGTGGTCGGCACCGAAGGGGCGGGGAAGTCCACCCTTCAGAAGCTGTTCCGGCTGCTGATGAACGGGGCGCTGCTGGCGACGTCGAACACGACGCAGGCCGGCATTTACCAGAAGGTCAAACAGGACAGCGTGGCGGTCCTGGTCGACGAGATGGAGGCCAAGAGCGACACCCGGCTTACCGACAAGATCCTGGAACTCGCGCGGATCGCCTACAGCGGCGACAAGATGCAGCGCGGGGGCAAGGATGGCGTGGGCCAGGAATTCGCCGTGATGAGCAGCTTCCTGATGTCGTCGATCGCCATGCCGGCCGTCGACGCCCAGGACGCCAGCCGGATGGCCGTGCTCATGCTCCGAGAGCGGGAGATTCCGCAGCCCGGCGAGAAGGCCGTCGACGTGCTTAAGGAACTCGGCCTCAGGGACGGCGCCAAGGCCCAGGCCATCGGCCGCCAGCTGCTGGCGCGGGCCTTCTCCTGGTTCACCATGGAGGGCAACCGCACCCGCTGGGAACGGCTGCTGGAGGCCTTTCGCGAGGCGCTGAAGGCGGCCGGCCATGAGGATCGCTCGGCCGACACCTTCGGGGCCCTCGCGGCCGGCTGTCACATGGCGTTGCGGGACGTCATGCCCGACGACAGCGAGCTGAAGGCCTGGGGGGAGATGCTGGAGGCCCGCACCCTCACCGAAACGGCCACGCGCGAGAAGACCTGGCGGCGCTGCCTGACCCACGCCTTGGACGCCGTGCCCGACGCCCTGAAGCACGAAAACCTGTCGAGCGCGGGGGCGGTGCTCTCGCGGTTCGCCGAGGACGGCAAATTTTCGCTGGAGACAGTGGACAAGGTGCTGGCCAAGTGCGGCATGGCGCTCAGCTGGGAACAGGGGGCGCCGCCCTCCTTCGAGTACGCCCGGCTGTTCGTGCCGGCCAAGAGCGCGGCCCTTCATGGCCTGTTCAAGGATACGCCCTGGGCCGGTCGCCCTGGCACGCCCGGCCCCTGGATCGGGGTGCTGCGTCAGATGCCGCGCCACCTGTGGGAGAACGGCAAGTGCCTGAAGGGGCTGGACCGCAAGGCCAGCGGAATCTTCATCTACCTCGCGGCGGCGCTGGAGGCCTGAGCTGCGCGCCTGGCCTTTCCTCGCCCAGCTGCGAGAGCCTGAAGGTTTCAAAGCCAAGATTGTGGGGCGTCAACCGGGCTGCGATCAGCAGCCTGGTTGACGCCCGGTGAGGCGCAGCCGACCGCGCAGCGGGCGGCGGTGCGCGCCTCACACCGCCTGTTGATCCCGCGCCCCGACCCGGACCCGGACCCCGTGATGAGGGTGTTTTAGGGCCTTATCCCTCCCCGACCCGAGCCCCCTTATCGAGGAGATGGGCGGATCGTCGGCCCAGGCCGTGGGTTCCACGGGTTCCGGGTGAGTTCCCCGGATAGTTGAGCGCCGACAACGCCTTACCCCCGCTGACACCCTCGGAACCGGTGGAACCGTGCGTCGCCTCCTATGCAGGCGCGAGAGGGGCCGAAGCCCGCACATAGGCGAGCAGATTAGGGTTCCAAGAGTTCCATAGGTTCCACCCCTGTTAAGGCGCTGAAAAAGCGGAAAAAATGGGGAACTCGATGCGGAACCGCCGGAACCGGCAATATAAAAGGGGCCGAAAATGCAATTGCCGCTGATCCAGGGGGTGCAGCCGTCGGCCGGGCGGCGGCGTGGGCGGCCGCCAGGATCCAAGGGCAAGCGATCGGGGGACCTGCGGGCCTATATCGAGGCGGTCTATGGGGGGCTGACACCTGGCCAGCAGATGGCCCAGGTCGGCCTGGTCACGGCGCGCGAGCTGCGCGAGGCGAAGGCCGCGGCGAAGGCGTCGGGCCTGTCGCCGCTGCTACAGGCCATGGTGACGAAGGCGCAGCTCTTGGCCCTGCAGCTGGGTTGCGAGCCAAAAGAGGCCTGGCTGTTGATGATGAAGGAGCGGGAGGGCCTGCTACCCTATGTCCACCAGCGCCAGGCGCCGGCCGAGGGGCCGAAGCGGCCGGCGGGCGAGGGCCAGCCGACGCTGATCGTGGCCGATGTCGAGGTGTCGGACGTGGCGCATACCGACTGGGAAGAACCTGAGGTTTTTCAAGGGCCTAGCCCAACGCCCCTGCTGGAAGTCGCACAGGCGAAGTCGCACGACGAGGCGGAATCCCTTATGCCGCAAGGGGTTGAGGGCGACGAAGCCGCTGATTGAAAATCAGCGGGCCGCCGGCGCTGGCGCCCAGCTGCGGCGACCTGGTCGGCCTGGGCCGCACCCCCCCGGGGGCCTCTTGACCCCCCACCCCCGAAACCGCAACCCCCCGGTTCTCCCTGGGGGGGCTGGTCCGTCGGCGATTGCACTTTTCCGGCCTATCCCTCCCCCGTGTGAGGCGGCCCAACTTGACCCCGTCGCGAAGGGTCGGGGTTAGGGAAGCGCTTCTTGGAGCCGCAGGGTACGCAGATCGACTTTCGCAACTACGCCGGGCCGGTGGCCCGCGCGTTCGAACTGTCGAGGGCCAAGATCACTCCGATCATCGGCCCGACGGGTGGGGGGAAGACTCAGGCGGCCTGTCGCCGCATCCTCCGCGTTGCTCTCGCCCAGGACCCTAGCCCAAGAGACGGCGTACGCAAGGCCCGTATTACGGTGGTCTGCCCGACCTATCGCCGGGCCCACGACACGGTGATCCCCAGCTATCTCCAGGTTTGGCCCAAGTCCTGGGGCAGCTACCGGGGCGGCAAGGGCGATCCGGTCGACCACATCTTCGACATCCCCAACGGTGGGAAGCCCCTGCACATCGAGGTGCTGTTCCGCGCGGTACAGGACGAGTCGCTGGAGGAGTTCGTCCGCGGCATCCAGACGACGGCTTGGTGGTTCCCCGAGATGGACACCATGCCCCAGGAAGACCTGCTGTCGCTGGCCTCCAACCGGGTCGGCCGCTATCCCGAGCCCGACGACCGTCCCGATTTCGAGGAAGGCAAGCTGCCGGCCTACGCCGGCGTTTGGGGCGACGCCAACGCGCCGGTCATCGGCAGCTGGTTCCACACCCGCTTCTACCTGGAGCGGCACCTTCACCGCGAGACCGACAAGGTCTTTTTCCAGCCGCCGGCCCTTCTGGAGGACGGAACCCAGAATCCGGCCGCCGAAAACCTGCACAATCTTCGGAAAATCAACGCGAATTACTACACCGATCTCGCGGCGACGATGGAAGATTACGACATCGGCCGCCTGCTGATGTGCAAACCCGGCTATTCGCGCTTCGGCAAGCCGGTCCACGACCAGTTCGACCATGCCACCATGGTGTCCCTGGTCCAACTAGCGGCCCTGCCCGACGTCGAACTGGAAATCTCGATCGACGCGGGCAACACCCTCATGCCGGCGGCCACCTTCGCCCAGCGAGTGATGGGCCAACGGCGGGTCCTGGCGGAGATCGCGCCCCACTATCAGATGGACCTGGTCGAATTCGCCCAGGAAATCCGCCGGGTGCGCGAAACCCTGTTTGGCCACGTCAAGGCGGCCAAAATCCGGGTCGATCCCTCGGCCGGGGCGCGCACCACCACCAACCGCCAGATCACCTATGCCCAGCTGATCCAGCAGATCACGGGCATCCCGGTCCTGCCCGCCCCCTCCAACGACCCGCTGAAGCGCCGTTCGGCCCTGGTCCAGGTCATGAAACGGCGGAACGGCTACATCATCGACGGCACGCGGTGTCCGAACCTGGTGGCGGCCCTGTCGGGGGGCTTCCGGTTCAAGAAGGTGGGCAACATCTGGGCCCCCAACCCCGAGAAGAACGAACACAGCCACGTCGCTGAGGCCGAAGAGTACGGCGCCCTGTCGTCGGAGGGCCTTGGCCTTATCCCTCCCCCCCGCCAGCCGGCGCAGTCTGGCCAGCGTCGGGCGATCCTGCCTGGAGGGTGACGGCGATGAGCCTGTTCGAGCGTGAGGACGGCGACTGGCGGCCTTGGAGCTTCGTGCACCACGACGCCCGGCACCGCGACATCATGCCGGACACCCCAAAGACCCCGCGCATCCCCAATCCGGGCGATCCGGACAACCGGCTGGACGACGAAGAGCGCCGCCGGCTGGGCTCGGGCGGCCGCAACGCCACCCGCCTGTCCAGAGACAGCGCCCCGGCCTCCACGGGGCCGGCCGTGACCCTTTCGGGGCTGCGGTGACCGAACTCCGCGTCAAGAGCGTCCTGCGTCACTGGGACCTGCTGAAGCAGGCCCGGATGCCGCACGAGAGCCAGTGGCAGGAGGTGGTCGATTACTTCATGCCGAAGTCGTCGGCGATGCTGAAGCCCGGCCCAAATGAGCTGCGCAGCCGGCGGGTGACGTCCAGCGTGCCTCAGACGGCCCTGGCGCGGAGTGCGGCGCTGGTCATGGGGTGGTCGGTGGACCCGACCCAGCCCTTCCTGGGCGCCAACGTCGAACGCGGGCTGGCCATGGCCGGCCGACGGCTGCGGCTGGGCGCCGAGGCGCTGGACTATCTCCAGGACCTGGAGTGGCAGGTGTTCGACCGCATGATGCTGCCCCAGAGCGGTTTCATGGAAAGCGCCAGCCGGATCACGCTCGAGCTGGTCGGGTTCGGCACGGCCGTGCAGTGGATCGGTCGGCGCCAGGGCTTCGGCCCCCGCTTCTCCAGCCGGCCCCTGCGGGCCTGCTGGATCGAGGTCAACCAGGACGGGGAGGTGGATACCCTGTTCTACGGCTTCCGCCTGCCGGCCTGGCGGTGCGCCGAGATCTATCCGGAGGCGGCCAAGGTCGACGGCATCGCGAAGCTGCTGGCCGACGAAAAAAAGGAGGCCACGGACGTGGAGCTGATCCACGTCGTGCGGCCGCGCCGGGGCGGCGAGCGGGGCGCGATCGCCACCCGCAAACCCTTCGAGGAACTGGTGGTGGCCTGGGAGCACAAGGCCATCGTGCAGGAGCGGGGATACGACAGCTTCCCGTTCCAGGTGCCGCGCATCTCGCCGGAGACCGACAGCCCCTACGGCGTGGGCCGCGCCTGGCGGACCCTGCCCGACGCCAAAGCGTACAACGTCCTGCAGGAGGCGGTGGAAATGGCCGTCGAGCTGCGGGTGCTGCCGCCGGTGATGACGCCCACCAACATCTTCGGGGGGCCGATGGACCGGCGGCCGGGGGCGGTCAATGAGTTCGACACCGCCGCGCTCGGCTTCATGAGCGCCAAGGAAGCCTTCCAGGTCCTGAACCTGGGCGGCGATCCTTTCGTCGGGGCTGAGTGGATGGACCGGCTGGCCGGGAACATCGAACGCGGCCTGGACGTCGACTGGATGCGGATGCTGGCCAACCCCAACATGACCGCGACGCAGACGCTGGAGATCCGCGACCAGCAGATACGCCTGCTGTCCAGCCTGGTCCCGGGCATCGACCGCGGGTGGTTCGGCCTGGGGGCCGACCGGATGCTGGAGATCATGGTGGAGAGCCGCATGGTCCGCCAGCCGCCGGACGAACTGGCGGGCCAGGACGTCGACTGGGACTATCGCGGCCCGCTCGCCATCGCCCAGCGGCGGGGTCAGTTCGAGACCGTACAGCGCCTTCTGGCGCTCCAGGAAATGGCCGCCAAGGCCGACCCGACCCAGCCCGGCGTGGTGGCCATGGAAGAGGCCTTCCGTGGGGCGGCCGACGCCCTGGGCGCGGCGCCGGGGATGCTGAAGACCCGCGAAGCTTACGCCGCCGAGGTCGAGGCCCGCGCCCAACAGGCCCAGGCCGCCGAGACCGACCGCCAGGCCATGGCCGCCACCACCGCCCTGCGGGATGGCGCGCAGGGGCTGGCCAGCCTCGCCGGCATCGGCGGCGGGACGATTACCGCACAGGCAGCATGAGAGGGCTGACTTATGACTTATCCTACAGCGTTAGAGGCTGCGGAGCGCAACTGCCGCCGCCACAATTCGCAGCCAGGCGATGTGGAAATCACGGCCGCCGCCTATCCCCAAATCTTCGAAGCCTTCGAGGCGATCAGCCACGACAGCGGCTTCAGCGCGGGCCACAAGAGCTACCACGTTCCGGCCTGCTGGGCTGACCGGATCCCGTCGATCGAGACGGTGCTGGCCGGCATGGACCCTGAGCAGCGGGAACACGGCTTCGTGCTCGGGGAAGGAACAGAGGTCGAGGCGCTCGTAGCGAGTCGGCCAGAACTGGCGCCGGCCCACGCGCTTCTGAACGCCTTCTTCGAAGATTTCCACGCCGCAGAATGACCCGAGCCGCCCCCGTCATCGCCGACCCCGAGCGCCTGCTTGCCGTCCTGGTCCGCAACGATCCCGAGGAGATCGCGGCGGCCTATCGGCGCGCGCTGGCGGGCGAGGATGGGCAGCTGGTGCTGATCCACCATCTGGCCCGAAGCCAGGTGGCCAAGGTCCAGGGAGCGGGCGTCAGCGACGCCGACCGCCACTACTTCGCCGGCATGATGGACGGGGCGTTGATGCTCCTGACGCAAGCCGGCTTCGACCCCGCCGCGGCCCAGATGGCCGTGGCCGCCAGCAGCTTGAGAGGGCTGAAGAACCATGGAACCGAACCCCGCCGCCGCGCCCGCAAATCCCGCGCCCCCAAACTCCCCGGGGGCTCCGCCGTCGGCTCCCCCGAACAACCCTTCTAGCGACGCCCCGGCGCCCAACGCCTGGGTCAGCCAGGAAGGCTGGGCCGAGCACCTGCCCGACGATCTCAAGGGCGACGTCAACCTGTTCCGGTACAAGACACCGGAGGCAGCGTTGCGCGCCCTGCAGCTGGCCAACAAGCGGGCCGGCGTGCCCGTCGACCGCCTGGTGCAGATCCCCGAGAAGGGCCGGGCGGAGGATCCCGCCGGATGGGCCGCCATCGACAAGCTGAACGGCGTGCCCGACGACGTCGCCGGCTATGGCATCGAGCTTCCGGAGGGGGCCGCGCCGGAGGTCAAGGCCCTGTTCGAGAAGCTGGCGGGGGACCTGAAGGCGGAGGGCGTCGGTAAGACGGCCTTCGGCAAGGTGCTAGCCGCCTATGTCGAGGGGCAGAAGGCTGACCAGGACGCCCGGACCAAGGCCAACAACGAACGCGAGGAGGCGATCCGCGCCGAGGTCGCCAAGGAATTCGGGGCCAAGCTCGACTACTACCGCACCGAGATCCCCAAGCTGTTCGAGATCAAGGGGGCGGACGGCAAGCCGCTGGTCAGCCCCGAGGGGCTGGAACGGCTGAACGCCAAGGGCTGGGGCCAGGATCTCGACTTCCTGCGCATCCTGGGCTGGATGGTCGACCAGCGCGCGGAGCCGGGCGATCTGCCCGGCGGCGGCAACGCCAACACCGGGGCGCGGACGCTGACCCCCGCGGCGGCGAAGGCCGAACGCATCCAGCTGGAGAACGACCCGGTGAAGGGCAAGGCCCTGCGGGACGCCCGCGACCCGCAGCACAGCCTGGTGGTCGCCGAACGCAACCGGCTGTTCGCCCTGGAGCGGGGCGAGACGCCCAAGGCTTGACGAATTCGTCGAACTAGTTCAACGAAACTGACATCGGTTCGGGCGCGCCGCTGAAAAGCGCCCATCCCGCCCCAAGCCGGGGGCCCCTGCTTCGCCAGGGTCCGGCACGGGCGGCGCCGGGGGGCGTCAACGCCTGAGGCTCGCGTCCGGACCTGAAGCCGGGGGCCGCGGCCGATCAAACCCTTTCCTTTGATCGAGGCCGCGCGGGAACGCGCGCCCGCAGCGAGGCAGTCATGGACTATTCCCAGATCTCGTCCAACGACGTCGACGGCTTCCGCGCCAACCTCAACCTGGCGCCGCAGGTCACCGACAGCATCTACATCCCGCACGTGATGGCGGACCTCTCCTATTCGGAAGAGGGAAAGCTGTTCAACATGGACGAGGTCGGCGAGTCCGACCCGGTCGATGTGGACACCATCGTGCCGGACAGCCCCGAGGGGCTGGTGGATCAGACCCGCCGGGTCGGAACCCTGAAGGGCTTCCACGACGGCAAGTTCATCGAGTCCATCCAGAAGGTCCACCAGCTGGCGGACCCCACCAACCTGGTGATGGAAGCGATGATGGCCGGCAAGTGGCGCAAGCACGATTCCAAGATCCGCGAGAGCTTCTTCGCCGACGTTCGCACCGGCGAGGCTGGCGACGGCCCGGCGGCCAGCCTGCCCTCCAGCCAGGTGATCGGGGTGCAGAACCGCAAGTTCCTGCACCAGGACGAAGACGCGGCCGCCTCGGGCGATCTGCCGCTGACCATCGGCAAGCTGCTCTATGCCCGATCGCTGCTTCGCAAGAGCAACATCAAGGGCGGCCAGTTGAAGATTGCCGTAGACAGCGACGATGTCAGCTACCTGCTGTCGCGGACCCCGACGACCAGCAAGTACTACGCGAACCTGGCTCGGCTGGAGCAGGGCGAACTGGATACCTTCCTGGGCTTCCAGTTCCTCTACGACGAGAACCTGCCCAACAAGACCGGCGACGCCACTACCCGGCTGCTGCCCGCCTGGATCGACCGCGCCATGGTCTTCAAGGCGCGGGCTATCCACAACGCCACGATCACCCCGCGGGCCGACAAGTCCATGCGGCCCTACGCCTACTACGAGTCCGAGCACGGCGCCGCCCGTCGCTACGACAAGGGCGTGGTGAAGATCGAGGCCAAGAAGCCGAGCTAACCCCAGCCATCGGGGCTGGCGGAGACCGCCGGCCCCCACCGCCACCCTCGGGCCCTGAGCCTGGCCGGGCGACCGGCAATCGAAGAGAGACAGACAGATGACCGCTTACATTGGAGCCCTGTATGGCGCGGCCCATGCCGCCGCTTCCTGGCAGGGCCTGAACCCCGCCTACCGCAATGGCCGCGTCGCCCGGCTGGTCAAGGATTACTGGACCGGCGACGCCGCCCAGAACGACACGGTGTCGCTGGGTTTTTTCGACTGGGGAACCGTCTTCGACGAACACAGCCGGATCAACTTCAGCGACTTCGGCACCTCGGTGAACCTCGACGTCGGCGACGCCACCAACCCGGATGGCCTGATCGACGGCCAGGACATCTCGACCGCCGCCGGCAATGTCGAGCTGCTGAAGTCGGTCGCCATCGGCGACCGCCACAAGCCGCTGTGGCAGATGCTCGGCCACGCCAGCATCGACGCCGCCAAGGACATCGCGCCCCAGTGCGAGCTGCTGGCCACCTTCATGGACGCGAACCCGGCCAGCGGCACCCTGGCCTGGACGATCTACGGCTCGCCGCAATAGCGGCTTGAGCCCCAAGTTCCCGCCGGCCCCCTCCGCGTGCTCTCACATGCGAAGGCCGGCGGGACACCGTGGTGGGGGCCATTCCTCCCTTGTGGGCGAACCCTCCTGACCCGAGCCGGCTCCCGCCACGGACCAATTCGCGAAGGCGGGGCCTCAACTGAGCGCCCCGCCTTTTCCAAATCGAGGACCCGCCCATGACCGCCGCCGCCGCGCAGCTGATGATCGCCAACCTGGCCCTGGCGCACCTGGGCCTGCCCCAGGTCGAGACCCTGGCCCTGGACGACACGACGGAGTCGGCCCGAAAGCTGATCCCCTTCCTCGCCCCGGCGCGGGACCTGGTCCTGGCGCGGCACGGATGGCGGCGGGCCATGACCTACGCCACCCTGCCTGACAGCGGCGAGGCGGGCGACTGGCGGTTCGCCTACGTCCACCACCTGGACGCCGGGGCGCTGCGGGTGTTCGAGGTCGACCAGACTTGCGGCCCGGTGATGTGGCAGGCCGGATCCCGCGACCAGGCCGGCGAGGAGCGGCTTGTGGTGCGGGCGAACAGCACGCCGGTGAAGGTGGCCTATGTTCGGCGCCTCGGGTGGGACGGCCTGCCCGTCCACATCTACGAGCCCATCGCCTGCCTGGCCGCCAGCCGGGGCGCGCTGGCCATCCAGGGCGACGAGCAGAAGAAACAGGCCCTGGCGCGGGAGTATGAGCGCCTGTTGGCGGCTGCGGTTGCCCAGGACGGTACGGAGGGTGGCCGGGGCTCCCCGGTGATCCAAGGCCGGCTGGCGGCGGCGCGACGGGGCGTCGTCGATGGGCGGCCGTGGGGCTAAGGCTCCACAGTTTTTGGCCGGGTGGTTGCGCGATAAGGGTGGCGAAACCGACAAACGGGCGTAATGCTGTGGTGGTGGTCACCCACCACTGGCCCCCGAAAGGAGGCCTCGGCGGTGACCTCCAGTGCACCCGTGCAGGGTACGCCAGTCCCAGACCCTGATATTTCAGGGAACGACTAGTTCGGGCCACGGGTGCATCCGTGGTCCGAATCGTTCCGCCGCTGGAGACGAATCAATCTTTAGCGGCATTGTGAGTTGGGGCTAGAGCACGTTCCCCTCCTGTTCTCCAATTTTCGTTGATGTCCACAGGACATCCGCAGAAAGCGCCGTTTATCCCTCCCCCCTGACGCGCGCGCGAGAGTGCGGCCATGGCGCGAGCAGCGGGTTTTCAGAACGCCTTCAACGCGGGTGAGCTGGAGGAAGGGGCCTGGTCGCGCTCCGACCTGGCGCAGCACGCCCATGGCATGGCGCTGGGCCTCAACCTGGTCGGGTCGGTCGCCGGGCCGGCGCTGCGGGCGCCGGGAACCTGGTTCGTCGGCCTCTCCATGGACCAGGCTGCGCGATCCATCCTGATCCCCTTTGCCCGCGACCCCGGGGACGCCCAGCTGATCGAGATGGGGCCCGGTGTGTTCCGGGTCCGCTATGCGGATGGCTCGCCCGTCATGGACGGGGGCTCGCCCCTGGAGGTGGCGCACGGCTGGGTCGAAGCCGACCTCGACAAGCTGGCCTGGGACCAGAACGGCGATGTGCTGATCCTGACCCACGCCGACGGGACGCGGCAGCGGCGGATCAAGCGGCTGGCGCCCGACAGCTGGGTGATCGACGACTATGACCACAAGAACGGCCCGTGGCGGTCGGAGAACGTCGACCGGACCTTCACCCTGACGGTGACCGGGACCAGCACGGTCTGCACCGAAGACCCCAACGTGGGCAGCATCGCCGAGGGGGAGACCGTCACCCTGACGGCCAGCGCGGCCCTGTTCGACGATCCAGGGCACGTCGGTTCGCTGTGGCGGCTGCGCCAGAACGACGGCAACCACGGCTCGGAAAGCTGGACGCCGCGCCCTGACGTCAAGATCGGCCAGTTCGTCCTGTCGGCCGGGCGGATCTATTCGCGGGTGTCGGGCGGACCCCAGCCCTCGGCGGACCTGGGCGGCCTGACCATGCCCATCCACGAGAGCGGCACGGTCAGCGACGGCCGCTACAACTTCCTGTTCATGAACGATGGCGCCGGGGTGGTGGAGATCACCGCCATCAGCAGCGCCACGGTCGCCACCGGCACGGTGAAGCGGCCAATACCGCTGAAAGACGGCCAGTCGACCAGCTACTGGTCCGAGGGCGCCTGGAGCGACCATCGCGGCTATCCAACCGCCAAGCCGGCCTTCCGCGAGGAGCGCCTGGCCCTGGCGGGGTCGCTGAGCGAGCCCGACAAGCTGTTCCTGAGCCGCACCGCCGGGTTCACTGCCGACGACAGCGATTTCACGCCGGGCCTGGGCACCGGCCTGGTGATCGATTCCGACGCCGTCAGCCGGTTCGCCGGCGACGCCCCGTGCCGCGTGGTCTGGCTGATGAGCCTGCCCTACCTGATCGCCGGGACGACAGCCGGCCCCGTCATGGTGACCGGGGCCTCGATCGAGGAGCCGATCGCGCCGGCCTCCTACCTGGCGCGGCGGCTCAACGGCTTCGCCTGCAGCCGGGTCCCGCCGGTGCTGGCGGGCGACGGGGCGATCTACGTCCAGGCCGGCGGCAAGACCCTGCGGGAACTGAGCATCAACCCGGACAAGGGGGTGAACTACCGCGACCTCACCGTGGTGGCGGGCCACTTCGGGGCGCGCGGGTTCGCCCAGCTGGCCTGGCAGGGGACGGAAAACCTGTGCTGGGCGCGGCTGTCGGACGGCGGCCTGGCGGCCATGACCTATCACCTGGAGCAGAACGTCTATGGCCTGACCCGGCGGGTGCTGGCGGCGGGCGCCGACCAGGAAGAGGCCGGGGCCTGGACCGTCGAGTCCATCGCCTGCCTGCCCGGAACGCCGGACACGGTGTGGCTGATCGCCAGCCGCCAGAAGGGCGAGGCGACCCAGCGGGCCATCCTGCGCATGGCGGACCGGGCGGAGGGCTGTTTCTACGACGCGGCCGAGCTGTATGCCGGCGCCCCGGTTTCGACGGTGACCGGCCTCGACCACCTGGAGGGCGAGACGGTGGCGGTGGTGGCGGACGGGGCCGAGGAAAAGGGCCTGGTGGTCAGCGGCGGGGCGGTGACCCTTCCCAACGGCCGCACCGCCAGCCGGATCGTGGTCGGCCTGCCCTACATGAGCCGGTATCGCAGCCCGCCGCTGGACCTGGGCGGGCCCGGCAACCTGCCGGGCGGACAGGTGACGCTCAAGGGCGGGGTGGTGGTGGTGCGCGGCGTCGAGTGCCTGGCCGGCGCCGACGACCAGGCGCGGTTGGAACAGGTCGCGAGCCGGCGGCGCGATGAGGTCGCGGCGCCGGTCCCGCGCCGCCATGCCAAGCGGATCACCTTCGGCGGCGAGACCGCCCGCGAGGTGGCGGTGGTGGTCGAGACCGACTGCGGGTTCGACCTGGCCGTTCACAGCCTGAGGTACTGGGGAGAGGTCAATGCGTAGGGGCGTCGGTGACCGGCAGATGCGGCTGCGGCCGTTCCGGTATGCGGACCTGGACGCGGTGACGCCGCGCGACGACTTCGCGCGCGAGATGGCGGCCCTGTCGCCGTATCGCCGGCTGCGCCTGGTCAACAGCTTCGCCTTTACCCTGGAGCGGGGGGCGGACCTGGCGCCACGCACCATACTGGCCTGCGGCGGAGTGCGCGGCCGGCGGGACGGGACCTGGTCGATGTGGTGCTATGCGGCGGACCTGGACGCCCGCGGCTGGTCGATGGTGTCGCACGGCGCCGAGGGCCTTTGCCGCCTGGCCCTGGACACCCTGGAGGGTCGGGCGGTCGAGATGATGTGCGACACCGCGCATGAGGGCGCGGCCGCCTTTGCTCGCCGCCTGGGCTTCCGGGCTGATGCGGAGCCGCCGTTCGAGCGGGCCGGGGCGGTCTATCAGGTCTATGTGCGGGAGCGGCGCTGATGTGGTGGGTCCAGATGATCCAGGCGGTGCTTCAGGCCGGCATGGCCAAGGCCCAGCAAGACGCCGAGGAAAACCGCGCCGAACAGTTCGCCAAGATGGCGCGCGGAGAGGGCGCCGCCCAGGCCGCGCTGGACTGGGAGGAAGGCGCCCGCGTGCGCGGCAGGGCGGCCACGCTTGCGGCGGCCGGCGGCGGCGGTCTGACCGGCAGCGCCCTGGACGTTCTCGACGACCTGGGCCGGCAGGCGAAGTTCAAGGTCCGCTCCACCCTCTACAGCGCCGAGACAGACGCCCGGTTCGGGACGCGGGTGAGCAGCCTGGGGGCCATGGGCGCCGGTATCGCGGCGACCTCGCCGCTGCTGAGCGAATGGGCCGGCTCGCGCGCGGCGCAGCGGCAGGGCGGCGGCGGGGTCGGAAGCGGCCTCGGCGGCGCGATGGGCGGAATGGGGGGCTAGGCCATGGCCAGGTTGCCGGACAGGATCGCCCTCGACGGGCCGCGCGGACGCCGGCCCCCGGAGCCGGACCACGGCCTGGGGGCGCTGTCACAGGGTGTCGGCATGGCCCTTGGCGGGCTGTCGGAGGGGCTGGAGCGGTCGGCGGGGCGGGAGGCGCAGCGCAAGCTGCAGGATTTCCAGCTGGACTTCCAGGCCCGGGCGGCCGAGCGGGCGGCCGCCTATGACGGCTCGACGGCGGGGTTCGCCCAGGCCGAGGCCTCCCTGTTCGACCAGGAAGTGGCGGCCTTCGAGAAGCAGGTTCCGGCCCATGCGCGCGGGCAGTTCGGCGAGCTGCGCGACCGCGCGCGGGCCGGCCACCTGAGCCAGTCCATCGCCGTCGAGGGCCGGGCCCGCGCCGGAATCGAGGCCGAGCGGCGGGAGGCGCTGGACGCCCAAGCGATGGGCGCCGGCCAGCAGGCCTATCTGGGGGCCAAGTCGGAGATCCTGTCGCCGCTGTACGAGACCTTCGACGGGTCGGACCCCGACGCCTTCCTGCCCGCCGTGCAGGCCCGCCATGACGCGGCGCTGGCCAAGGGCCGGGAGGCCGTGCCCGAACGACTGAGGGCGCGATACGACGCCTGGGCGGCCGGCGAGCGGCTGAAAGAACAGGCCTGGGCGATGAAGCTGCGGGACGACCGCGAGGACGCCCAGCTGGTGCTGAACGCGCGGGCGAGGCTGGACACGGCCACGAACCAGGTGCTGAGCGACCCGACGCTGTACGAGGCCAGCGTGGGGATCGTCGATACCTCGCTGAAGGCGCTGGACGCCAACGACCGCCTCGAGCTGGAAAAGCCGGCGAAGGCGCAGCTGGCGGTGGCCCGCATCCAGGGCCTGGCCAACCGCGACATGCGCGACCAGGCCAAGGCGGAGCTGAACAGCGGCCGGTACGACGATGTGCTGGCGCCGGGGCAGAAGGGCCAGCTGCTGGCCGGCCTGGAGCGAGAGACGTCGACCGACTATGTGCGCCGGGCGGACGTCGAGGGCCGCGCCGACAGCGACATCGCGGCCGCCGCGACCGGCCAGGAGCCGGGTCACACCAACAGCGCGGAAGTCGAATCGGCGCTGGGGCCGGCGGCGAGGGTCGAATACGACCGTCGGATGGCCGCCGCGAAGAAGTTGTACGGCGCTGTCGGGCCGCTGCACGAACTCAGCGCCGAGGGCATCGGCGACCATCTGGAGAAGCAGCGGCCGGACCCGTCCAAGCCGAGCTACGCCGAGGACATGCGGGTGTACGCCGCCCTGGAAAAGGCGGCGCAGGAAGAGGTGGCGGCCCGCCGGCGCGACCCCGCCGCCTGGGCGATGGGCGCCGGCAGCGGCAACGGGCCCAGCGACTATCTGCGATCCAAGTTCGAGGCCTGGACCCAGGCGCCGCCCGCCCAGAAGGCCAAGGCGGCCCAGGACTATGCGCGCGCGACCCTGGCGCGACAGGCCGTCGCCGGCATTCCGCCGCCCCAGCAGCGGGTGCTGCCAAAGCCGGTCACCGGCGCGATCGCCGAGGGGGTCAAGAGCGGCGATCCCAAGACCCGGCGCGAGAACCTGGACATGATCGGCCGGATGCTCGATCAGTTCGGGCCGCATCGGCTGAAGGTGTCGCGGGAGCTGGAGGCGGCCGGGGTGCCGCGCGCCGACATCGAGGCGGTGGCCAGCGCGCTTGAGGGCGGAGACCCCGGCCTGCTGGGCTCCTACGCCAACGCCACGGCCAACCCGGACGCCTTCAAGAAGCTGGACGGCAAGGCCGAAAAGGGCCTGAAGGACCAGATCCTGCGGCAGGCCAAGCCCTACCTCGACAGCCTGGCGCCGCTCGATCCGACCATGAAGCACCAGAACGGGGTGCTGGACGTGGTCGCCGCCGAGGCGAGGGGCCTGGTCCTGAGGGGCATGGAGCCGGCGGCGGCGGTGGAAGCCGCCATGAAGCGGTATGACCGCTACAGTTTCCAGGACGGATACCGGGTGCCGAAGGCGGCCGCCAGCGGCGGGGACCTGAGGCTGATCCGGGGCGGCGCCAAGGCGGTGCTGAACGGGGTCACCGACCAGGACGGCAAGTGGCTGAGGGCCCCTGCGGGGCGGCCGGCGAAGGTGTGGGCCGACGACGTGCGGCGACGGGGCGTGTGGGTGACCCGGCCCGACGACAGCGGGGTGCAGCTGATGATCGGCACGCCCAGCGGCTTCTTTCCGGTGCTCGACGGCGGCGGGCGGCCCATCGTGCGGGACTGGCGGTATCTGATCGACAAGGGGCGGAAATCGACGCCCCGTTCCAGCGTCGGCCGCCTCCCCTCAGGGTAGCAAGCGCGCCTCCGCTTACGCTCCGGCGTTCGTCGCGGGAACGGCCAAATCGTTGGCCGTTCCAAAGCCGCGCCCCTAGAGGGGCGCGTCTCGCTCCTCACTATCCCTCCCCCTCGCGCACGGGGTGACAGTGGCCCCATGCCGCTGTTGTTGGACGATCCGGAACCCGACGTCATCGGGCTGGCGGAGGGGGCCTCCCTCCTGCCGGTCAGCGATGGCCTGGCGTTCGACGCCATCGCGCGGGACACCCGTCTGACGGGGCGTCTGGCCAGCTTCATGGAGGTGGCGGCCGAGCGGCGGTTCGACCGCCATACCCAGCGGATGACCGGCTATTCGGCCATGCTGGACCCCGACGAGGCCAACGACCGCTTCGGCATCGAGGGGGTGCTTCGCTTCGACAAGCCGGTTCTGCCCGTCGAGGCCGCCTGGATGCAGCGGTCGGCCAAGGAACGGCAGTATCGCGACTATGTCGTGGGCCGGGCGGACCTGGCGTGGTGGCAGTCGCTGGCGGCCGGCATGTACGGGGCGATCACGGACCCGGTCAGCTGGCCCCTGCTGCTGGCGCCCGAGGTGCTGGGGGTGGCGCGGCTTGGACAGGCGGCGTGGGGGGCGCGCGGCGGCATGGCGGCCGTTCGGGCCGGGCGGCTGGCCAACGCCGGCCGCTTCGCCCTGGAGGGGGCCGCCGAGGGCGCCGTGGGCGGGGTGCTGTTCGAGGCGGCGAACATGCCGCTGCGCCGGGCCGAGGGCGAGGATTACCGGTTCGGCGACGCCCTGCGGAACATCACCATGGGGGCGGTGTTCGGAGCCGGCGCCAAGGGCTTGCTGGGCGCCATCCTGCCGCCGGGGCTGGCCTCCAAAGACCCGGAGGTTCGCGCGGCGGCCGAGGGCGAGGCGGCGGCCCAGGCGGCCGAGATCGACGCCCTGCCCGACAGCCGCCTGCCCGAAGCGGTCGAGGCCCTGCCCGAGGACAGCCGCGGGCCAATGGCGGCGCTGGCCGTCGAGCGGATGGCCGACGACGCGCCGATGGGGATGGGGCCGCTGCTGGAGCGGCGGCTCGACGACGAACTGCGGGCCCTCGACGAGGTTCCAGGCGAGGGTCGGCCGCCGCTGGCGGCGCGGGCCCTGGAGGACGGGGTGGCGGTGACCACGCGCGGGACGGAGATTCCCGTGCGCTATGCCCTGGTCGAGATCGACGACCTGGTGACCAGCCACGACGACGACCTTGTGCGCAACCCGGACTTTCCCGGCGCCCTGCAGCCCCGCGAGCGGGAGCGGGCCGGCGCCATCGCCCGGAATCGACAACTCCAGTCGGAGCTGAACCCCAAGCGCCTGATGCGCGAGGCGGGCGCCGAGACCGGCGCCCCCATCGTCAGCGCGGATGGCGTGGTGGAAAGCGGCAACGGCCGGACCATCGCCCTGCGCCGGGCGGCCAACGAGGGGGCGGAGGCCTGGGACCGCTACCGCGCCGAACTGGAGCGGCAGGGGTTCGACACGGAAGGCCTGGAACGGCCGGTGCTGGTTCGCGTCCGCACCGAAGCCATGACCGGCGAGGCGCGGGCGGCCCTGGCCCGCGAAATGAACGCCGACGTGACCGAACGCCTGTCGGTCACCGAACAGGCCATGGCGGACGCCGCCAGCCTGGATGACGCGGCCCTGGAGATCCTGGAGGCGGGCGACGTCGGCGGGCCGGGAAACCGCGCCTTCCTTGCCCGCGTGGCCGGCGACCAGGCCAACACCCTGGCGGACGCGGAAGGCCGGCTGAGCGCCACCGGCGTGCAGCGCCTGAGGGCCGCGGTCACGGCGCGGGCCTATGGGGACCCGCGCCTGGTCGAGGCGGTGTTCGAGACGGCGGACGGCAATATCAAGATGATCGGCCAGGCCCTGGCCGACGCGGCGCCCAGCTGGGCGCGGATGCGGGCCGCGATCGCGAGGGGGCAGGCGGCGGCCGAACTGGACCTCACCGCCAACCTGAGGGCGGCTGTGGACCTTGTGCGCCATGCGCGCCATAGTCGCGTTCCCCTGGGGCAGCTGGTCGCCGACCGGCTGGGCCAGGTGGAGATGTTCGGGGGCGAGGCCATCGCCCCCGAAACCGAGGCCTTCCTTCGGCTGTTCTTCCGCGACGAGGCGTTCAAGCGCGGGCGGGCGGCGGCCAGGGTGGCGGCGGCGCTGGACGATTACAGCCGGCGGGCGGGAGAGATCGCCCCCGGCCCGGACCTGTTTGGAGAGACCCCCGATGCCGCGGCAAAGCGCATCCTCGAAGACCTCGGCGTCCGGCTCGCCGCCGAACCCGACGACGCGGCCGGAGACCTCCTCGACCGCCTCCGCGACGACCCGCCAGACGCCCCGCGCCCTGCGCCTGAGCCTGTTGTCCTCGACCTTCGCCCATCTCGCGGCGACGGCGAGCGACCCGGCGGAGAAGGCGCACGACCTGAAGGCGGCGGCGCGGCTGAAGGCGCTGAGCGAGGAGGCCTAACCGATGGCGAACCCGCTGGACCTGCCGCTGGCCCGGCCGCTGACGGAAGCGGAGCGCAAGGCGCTGGCCGAGGCGATGGCCAGGGTCAAGGTGGTGCGAACCCCGCACAGGCCGCACCCGACCAAGCAATAGAGTTTCCCGACCAGGCCCATGCGGACCTGTTCACCGCCGGCCGGCGCCAACTGGCGGGCGAAGCCGTTCCCGACGCGGAGTGGCAGGCGCTGGCGGAGCGGATCGGCCGGTTGATCGACTGGACCGATGTCGGGTTCGTCACCGCGCGGGTGCGCAGCAGCTTCAAGGGGGACCTGCCGCCGCCGGCGGTGATGCGCCGGTTCGCCCAGGACTATGCGCGGGGCATGGTCGAGGAGCCGGAGCTGTGGTCGCTCAGCCTCTACGACCCCGACCGGATCGGCGAGGCCCTGCAGCCGGTGACCCTGGCGCCGGCGAAACCGCCGCCGGCCGAATCTGCGCCGGCCGTCGGCCGGGGCCGCGCCATCATCGCCGCCGATCCGGAGCTGAAGGCCCTGGAGGAGGACACGGCCGGCTTCATCCGCGACCAGGGCGTGGAGCTGCCCGACAACCCCGCCCTTGACCCCGACGTCATCGCCGAGGGCGTCCGCGCGGCCGCCATCTGCATCAAGGAAGGGTGGGTCGGATGATCTGTATGCGGAAGCGGTGCGCGGTTGAGGCGAAGTGGGCTCCGAAGCTTTGCGTCCCGGCTAAGAACATCCCCATCGAGGCGCACCAGCCCATTGCGGCCATCCTGGGCTGCGTCGTTTGCGACCGCCACTTCGACGACATGAGCGCCAGCGACTGGTTGGAGACCGATGACGGTCGGCCCTCCCCCTTGGTGGCCATTTTTAAGCAGCTTGTAGCGGGACGGGCGCCGCCGGATTTCGAGCGTGCCTTTCTCACCAGGGTTTCCGTCAACAGCAGCGAATACCTCCGGTACGTCGCGGCCGTAACTGGGGTCCCCGAGCAATGACCCGCGCCTGTCACGGTCCCGTCCGCGCAGCCACCGGCGGCGCCTTCTCCGACGAGGAGATCGACGACGTCCTGTCGCGGCTGGAGGCCCGGTTCCAGCGCGCCAAGGGGCGCAGCCCCAATGGGGACGAGGCGGCCGCCATGGCGGAGGCCGCCGGTGAGATGACCCGCGAGGCGGTCATGGATGCGCTGATCGCCCGGCGCCTGGAGGCGGCGGCGGCGAAGTCCCGCGCCAAGCGCCAGAAGATCCTGGCGGCCCTGCCCGGCGACGAGGGACAGAAGCGGATCGCCTACAACGTCGGCTCCGAGAAACAGGGGCTGTACAGCGCCTATTCGGTGGACGCCCAGGGCCGGGCCGCCGCCGATTCCCTGCTCGCCGAGGTCGACGCCGGCCTGCGTGCCGAACCCGGCCTTTGGGACCGGATCAGCAATGTGCTGTTCACCGGGGAAAAGGGCTTCGACCGCCTGGTGGCCAAGGAACTGGCGCGGCTGCGCGGGGCGTCGACCCCGGCGACCGGCGACCGGGGCGCGGAGATCGCCGCGCGGGTGTTCGCCAAGGCCCAGGACCGGG